CCCCGTCTTTTAGATTATTGCCCATTAGAATAATCATATGTCTATAATAACTATTGTAAGATAATAAAAGAATGTCATTTTACCAAACTTATTTTCACAAAAGAATCCCTAACGGGATTCTAATGCGATTTTAGGGTTGTGGAAATGGTTAAATTTCCTTTTTATAAATATAATTTTGAACACCCAGTCTAAATACGTATTATCAACATATGGAATTTAATAACGAACAAAAAGCAAGTTTATTCCACCATTGGTTAGGTGGTAGATTCAAAACATTTGAAGTAGCAAGTCCTGAAGCACCAATTTCATTTTTGGCTAAAGATAATGAAGATAAAGAATATTATGTTCATGTTCAGGTTGCAAACGAACCATCAGTTAAAGATAGAGAAAATACTGGTATTAAAATTGCTAATACGAACAATTAAAAGTTACAGATGAATTTACAATGATTGGTGTTGCATCAGCATTACACATTGAAGTTCCTAAAGTACAATATGATAATGGTGATAATACTTATACATTAGTAAAATCACCCGAACCTCAAGTAATTCAAGGTTCATTTGATATTAATAAAACTAAGGTAAGTAAAAGGAAACGTTAACGTCTCTTTCCTTGCCCAACACTTGGTTTAGTCTTGGTTGCTTTGGGTCCGCTTTGTTTAAAGGCGGATCCTTTTTTCTTAGGTTTAGATTTATATAATGATTCTGCTTTAGATGATTTTATTTTAGCCATTATCTACCTACGTTGGATTGAAAAGTTGTTACTATAGTATCTAAACTTGCTACTTGTGCATCACTTAAACCAGTTGAAAAATACAAGAATTGATATTTTTGATCTTTATTCTGAATAATTTGAGTTGCGGTTGCAGTACCACCAATTGATATATCCCAGTTTGGAGGTGTATCTGTTTCTGTGTTTGAATTAGTAGCAATGTTTGTACCCCCTCTATATGCTTTCATTACGTTGTTTGCTGTTCTTTGAACAGACCACATTCCTCTAACATCACCTCCAGCACCGTTTGCTGTTACAATACGTGCACCATCCTCACTGTAAAAATCACTAATATATAATCCTGAACCCCCTGCTAAATCTGCTGATAAGTAAATACTACTATTACCACCAGAACCAGGCCAAGAACCTATATCAATTGTACCTGTTGAAGTAGCATTACCAGCATAATATCCAATACCAAAACTATTTAAACTAATAACTTGAGTTATTGGGTTAAATCCTGTTCTAGCACCATTATTAGTATCTATTGAATTATTAAACCACCCAGTACTATTGAATGTTTGTGAACCTGAAAATGATAATGTATATAAAGAAGTGTTTTTAAGATTATATTTGTTAGTATCTATTGTACCACCAACAAATGGCCAAATAGCATACATTTCATTCCATAAACTAGCTGCTTTTAGATCTACTACTAATGTATTAATAGCAGTAGCATTTGTACCTGATATACCAGTAACATCAATAAATGCTTGCGCATCAGGATCTGTAGTAGGAAGTACAATACCATCATTTATAAGGTATGGACCTAAGTATATTTTTGCTAATAAGTATGAATCAATATACTCACTTCCTATTTCTTGATTTCCTAAATAAATTGGCATATTTTTAAATATTAATAATAAGTATTAACGTAATTTGATAAATCACTTAAATCTTGTGCTGTCCAACGTGTACCTGTAGTAATAATCATTTCCATAATTTTGCCTGAATACCCTGCACCTCCAAAAAAACCTCCTCCTGAATCACCATATCCTCCTAATGACCATACACAATTTGAAAGTCCAGCAGCTGCCAATGAAGTAGTACCTGCTTCATAAGCAGTAGTTGAATTAGGATAAATTTTTAAATCTGTATTACTATAATCAGATATTATAAATTGAGCTCCTCCATTAACCATTAATGTATCTGTAGCTCTTTGTCCTCCAGTAAATACATAAGTAGAATAATAACCAGGATTACCTGTTACACTTGTAGCTGGTACTAATTCACCATATGCCCCTCCAGTTGAAGTAAAACCACCCATTAAAGCATAACCTGAAGTAGGTGCTTCTGGTGACATTATAAAACATACTGAAACCGTCAAACTAGCATCGTTTGCTAATCCTGAATTTGTATCGTAAAATGATAAACATCCATTTTTATTAGATGGAAACGTTACTGTTGGTTTATTATTAAATGAAGAATCACTTGAATTATATACAGTAGCAGTTGTTCCTGCTACTTGAGTTAAAGTACGACTTATAACACCTGCTTTAGATACCCAAGAGGTTACATTAGTACCACTTGTAGTTATACCAGTATCAGCAGACCACCAAATATATAAATTTGATAAATCAGCAGGTGTCCACAATGAAGGGGCAGCTGTACTTCCAGGATTAACTTCAACATTACCGTAATACATTGCTCCCAAGGAACCTGTAGAACCTAAGTAATAATTTCTAAATTGGTTTTGATAATATATAGCCATTAGTATATTGAGTAATAATTATTAATGTTAGATTCAATTCCTGAGCGACTACCCGTTTGATTAGTCATATAATGAATTATCTCTGTCCATTTAGCACTACCTAAACCAGCAGTAGATCTTCTATCATATCGGTTAAGTGAGATATATTGACATACTTGTTCAAATACAGTAACAGTACTTGTATATTCATTAGTTGAGTTTACATACAATTTTCTTCCAGTATTTGTTTGTGAAAAATTTATATTAGTAGCTAAATATTGAGTACCATTTGTAGTACTTAACCCATTGAAAGGAGTTTGAGCTCCTCCATCATCACCCCAAGCACTAATTGTTTGAGATGTTCCGTTATTTCCTACAATCATAAAGTTTTCATTATCTCCTGTATTTACCATTCCATAATAAGAGGGAGTAGTATTATTTACAGGACTTAACACTGTAAAATAACTTGTAGGATAATTAAAAGTATCAACAATATCATATTCCATCCAATGTGCGCTTGAAAAAGAAATTGCCGGTTTACTATTAGATGTTTCTAAAGTACCTGCGTTTACTATTCGTGGTTGAAAAGCATTACTAGTTCCTGCTAAATCTCTAGCATTACCAGATTGATCATACCAGTATGTTACAAACCCATTATTTGCTCCACAAAAATCTAATAATGATCCTGTATCCAAAACATTATTAACAAATCCAATATCTTGTGTAGCATTATCATTTGATCTTCTTACTTGAATAGCTGAGCCATTGTATGTACTACTTAGTTTTCTAAGTGAAAAAGCAGCATATGCTCCTGAATAATCATCTAAAAGATAACTATAAGTAGGTATAGCAGGAGCTAGTGTTTTTACAAACGCAAATGGTGTAAACATATATTATATAAAGTTCTTAATATTACTTAAGTAAAGATTTGTTGAATCAAATGATATAAATGTAATGATATCTTCTCCATTTGCGGTTGCTGTAGGTGTATAAACGCTTCCACTTACTTGTTTTACACTTGAGGCAAACGATATTGAACCTGAGGCAACAGATGCTTGTTTAACTCTTAAGTTAATTGTTTGACCTGGTAATATATTAGATGGATTAATAAAGGTTGTAGAACCACTAACTAGTGTTAATGTAAAGAAGTTATCAGTTGAACAATCAAGAGATGCTGTTTGAGAACTAATTGATAATGCTCTAACTTCACCTCTTACTGAACCACTAAATACTGCATTTTGAGTAACTGCTGATAAATCGTAAAATGAAGCTGTAGAAGCAAATGATGATGAAACAGCATTTAAAACATAGCTTGCTGTTGTTGATGTATTAGCAAACGAGGCAGTACCTAATAATGAACCTGTAAATACAGAATTTATAGAACTAGCTGTAACATTTGTAAATGTAGCTAACCCACCAGTAGCAAAAAACTGAACATTACCTTGTCCATCTGTTAATACTACTGTGTTGTCAAAATCACTACCTGAATAATTAGCACCTATAATAGTATTATTTGAACCAGTGCTTATTAATTGGGCTGTTAAAGAACCAATTATGGTATTATTATCACCATAGTATAATTTTTTAGCAGCTGAATTACCAATTACTGTGTTGAAAGAAGCGTCAGCGCCTGCAGGAAAATCAGCAACAGTATACATTGCATTATAACCTAAAGCAACGTTTCCATTACCTAATTTAATTTGCAAACCAGCATTAGTACCAACAGCAGTATTTTGACCTCCTGTAGAATCAGTTCCAATTTGACCAAATAATGCATTTAAACCTACAGCAACGTTATCATCTCCAACTAAATTATAACCAGCATTTGAACCTATAAGAGTACTATTTTTATCCGAACTTATTTTAAAACCAGCACTTCTACCTACAAATGTATTATCATTATTTGTTGTACCAGGAGTACTAATAGTAAGTTCACCTACTTTAAATCCGCTATTAGCATAAGAAGCAGTTGCAGCATATGAAGCACTTACAATTGAACCTGTAATTTCTCCTGTTATTGTTAATGAACCAGATATAATTTGATTTCCTATAAATGTATTAGAACCTGTAGTAGCATAATTTGATGGATTAAATGCTGTACTATCACTAATTACATAAAAAGTATTTGCATTAGCACTTGAAGAAATTGCATTATATTCTGCTTGAGTTAATGTTACTACTTGTTGTATAGGGGCAGAACTAGTATAAGTATCTGTATTATTACCTAATACATTTCCCCCTATAGAACCTGTTACTGCAAAGGAACCAGTTATAATTTGGTTACCAATAAATGTATTTGAACCAGTGGTAGCAAATGAACCTGTGTTAATTGGAAGAGAACCTGAAATAATATATAATGTGTTTACATCAGGTGAACCAATAGCATTATATTCTGCTTGTGTTAATGTTACAATCTGTTGTACAGCAGGTGCACTTGTATAAGTATCTGTATTATTACCTACTACATTACCTGTTACGGAACCTGTAACATTTAACGAACCTGAAATTGTTTCATTTCCAATGAATGTATTTGAACCAGTGGTAGCAAATGAAGCAGTATTAATAGTAGGAGCATTTAAAGCAAAAGATGCTGTTAAAGCATAACTTGAAGATAAAGCACTATCTGCATATGAGGCAGAAACAGCATTTAATACATAAGATGCTGAAATAGCATTTTGTGCTTGACTAGCCGATATAGCATATGAAGATGATACTGCTACACTCGCACTATCAGCGTTTACTACGTTATTAGCTGTAATACTAAATGTACTACCGTCACCTTTGGTGAATGTGGTAGTTGCGTTGCTTATAGACGCTGTTACTAACAAACTACCAGTATTTACTGTTACAGCAGAACCTGTATTTACTGTTACGGGGAATGTTGAACCATCTCCTTTAGTAAAGGTAATTACGTTGTTAACTGCACTTGCTGTAGTTAATAATGAACCCGTATTTACTGTTACACCTGCATTTAAAGCATAACTTGCTGTTACTGCAAAACTAGAAGATAAAGCATTAGTAGCATATGATGCTGAAGTAGCAGTGCTAGCAAATGATGCTGAAGTTGCTGTATTCGCATTATTAGCGTTTGTAGCAAATGAACTACTTATAGCCGTAGCAGCATATGAACTTGATAAAGCATTTGTACTATACGAGGAACTTAAAGCATTATTAGCGTATGATGCCGTTACAGTTAATAAATTAGTATTTGGATTATATACTAACTGGTTATCAGTTTCTATATTCTCGTAGTCATTAGTAGTAGCAACAAATGTTACATAATGATCTTGGTTTGCATTAGTTTGAGTTGAGTATACAGTTGTAGCTTGTGCTGCGTTTGAAGCACTTACAGCATATGAAGCTGAAACAACAGATGCAACATACGAAGCCGTAGTAGCAAAAGATGCAGATGTTGCTGTATCTGCTTTTGATGAGGTAATTGCTAAACTACCTGTTAATGTTGATCCTAAACCATTTTGTAATTCACTTCCACTTATTTGAACTAAGTATTCAAATGATTGACTAATGTATAGGTTAGTTAAATTTCTTCCCATTTTATATATTAAAAATTAGATACGTTGTTCATGTAAGCCCTGTAAGGGTATTGAGGAAATTGTGGATAACGAGAATCATATACTGGTAAACCACATTCAACTGCTTGATTGTAGTGATAACCTCTACCATTTCTTCTCATTACAATAGGATTTCTATACTGTACACCAAAATCAGGGTACATTTGTTGTAATTCAACATTACCATTTAATTCGGGATATAAACCTTGTTTCTGAATCAAATAGTTAGTTAAACGTTCTTGATAAAATTGTGATTTGTTTTTTACTGATTCGCGTTTACGGTTATACCAAGTTCCATCTGCTGGATCACTATTTTCACCACCATTAGGAATTAATAAACCATTATTACGAGGACGTAAATAAATGTCCTCTAAAGCATAATAGTAAGCAGCATATAGTAAAGCATTTTGTACCCAATCTAATACTAACACTTCATATACACCTGTTAAGGTATTAGTTTTAATTCTGTCTAAAACAGCCTCGTATAATTTAGTACCCAATAATCTTTGGATTTCAATATCTTGCGCTTCACGGACAGCATTTTTTAACAATTTAGAATCAACATTATTGTTAATGTCTGTAAATTGTCTTAAGTTTTCTTCTGAAATTATTAATACGTCAGTCATTGTATTAGTTTATTGGTTGTTCTTGTCCTGCTTGGTTTATGTTAGGGTTGTTTAAGCGGTCAGCTCTCTCGATTTCGGCCTCAAGTAAATTATCTTCACCTACTTCAGCTTCTTGACCTACTACTACATCAACCTCTTCTTTACCATCGCTGTATAATTTTAATTGTTCAACACCTAAAATATAATCATTACCATAGTTAACTTTTAAAATTTCATCAAAACAATCTAAAATTGCTTGCTGGAATGGTTTAACTACAGTATTTGTAAATAATAAATAAGCGTCTGTTACTTCATCTCTACCACCTAATTGACCTTCTGTTTTAATACCTAACATCATAGGAGAGGTAATACGGTGAGCAGTTAATATTTTTTGCGTTACTAAATCGTTTATAGTTGTATAATAAACGTCTGTTCCGTTTGATTCGATAGGGGTTATGACTGGTGCATTTTCTGGACTATCAACGTCCATATAAATTAATGAACCAGCATTTTCAGTTCCACCATACTGATTACGAAGCATTATTTCGATTGCTTCTCTTTCTTCCTCATTTGCGTTAGTAAATGTAGTAATAGCAAGGGAAGGAACCACGCCGTTAGTAATATTGTTAAGGTGGAAATTATCAACTTGAGCATCTAATTCAATTACTTTTAATGCACCTACATAGTCAGGTACAGGATAATATTTCATACCTGGTCTGTATGCGTGATAAACGTAAATTTGAGATGGCTCCTCGTTTTTAGTATAAGGATTATATACAGGTAAAAATGGTATATCTTCTAAGTTTTGATTAACATAAGAACTAACACCATTCCATTCGTCCCAAATGTAGTATCCTGGAATTTTACCTCTAAAGTTTTTTTCTTTAGCACGTAAGTATGAAAAGTCAATATGATATACTTCGGCTATTTTAGTTCTGTCTTTAGACCAAATTATTTCTAAAGCAAAACCACCAAATAATTTGTAGTCTTTAGCTACTTTCTTGAAAATATCATTCCAAGATTCATTATCATAATTTGCAAAGTCTAATGTTTCAGGCATATTAGAGGTTAAACCATTACCAATAATTGCCTCTACGGTTGCATTAATGCACGTTCCATGAATTGATGAATAGTTCATCAAATCAATCAGTTTATTAGGAAAACCATTATCCGCACCAAAACTAATATAGAATTGGTTTTTACGTTCAACTAAACTAATACGCTGATTAGTACCATTTGAACGAGGGATAGTTTTAAATGTATATTTTTGATTCATCGTTATGGATAATTATAGGTAGTATATGTACCTCCATTTGTCGGTAATAAATATGTGGTTATAGATACTTGATTACTTCCTGAAACAAATGCTCTGTCGGTTGAAAGTAATCTTGTTTTAACAAATGCTCCTGTTCCTGCCCAAGTATTAGCTGTAGCACCCCATAAAGTTGCTTGAGTACCCCAAGTTCCTAAAACTGAACCTTGAATAAATTCCCAAATATTAACATTATATTGTCCTGATGCTGTAGGTAATGTTGAACCTGTTACTTGAAATACTAACCAAGGATTTGTAGGACCGGGTGAGTTAATCAAAGTAGCAACAACATTATCTTTCGTAGAATAATCGTAGGACTGAGTAAATTCTAGTAATACCTGAGTTATACCTGGAGTTGCTGCAACATCAGGGTAAACGGCACTTGAATTTGTTGCTGAAGAAACGTTTAATTGAAGCATAGTTTACTTTCAACCAAGTAGGGGCTACGCGTTTTACTGCGTAACCCCCTGTTTGGTTTGTTTTAAATTATTAAGCGTAAGTAGTAATTGTCATACCACTCAAAGAACCTGTGAATGAAGTAGCTGAACCACTAACCTCTGAAGCAGGGTTAGGTTCGTTTCCACTAAATACCAAGTTGTAACCGTTCAAGTCGCTGAATGCAGTTCCTGTTTGTGCAGTACCACTTAACAACTGAGCGCCGTTTACTTGACCCATCAAGAACCAACGAGCAGCTCCGGTTTCAGAACCGTTTTGAGTTTCGATGATGATTCTTAAGTTAGGGTTTTGTGCTAAAACTCTTACCTGGTTACGAACTGAAGTTTGCATTTTGAAGAATACCGCGTTACAAGATTGATTGTAAACGATAGTTCCGTTTTCAGGAGTTGCTACTAATTCCTCAGAATAGTTAGATGTTTGTCTAAATAATTGGAATTGGTACCATACACCTGAACCTGAAATCGCGGTAATTAAACCTTGAGATCCAGAAATGCTAGTAATCGAACCAGATAAGATATAAATTGCTTTCAGACCACCTGTGTTGTCACGGCAGCCAAGCTGAAATCCTGATGTAATATCGCAAGCCATAATTATATTTTATCTTTTTTTAAATTGTTAAACTGTTGGTTAAATTATTGAGCAGAAACCCAGAACTCAGGATAAGCGATGTTCACACCTAATTTGGTAGAAATTCTGTGACGCAATGTGTCAGTGTTGATATCATACCACAATTGGAATTCAGTGAAGTCACTTAACAAGTCAGTACCAGCAACGATTTGTTTAGCAGGGCCTAAGAATATACGATTCAAACCTTGTAAACCTACAGTACCAACAACTTTAATGTTTGGTTGGAAAGGATAAGCCATTTCATACAAACCACCTCTGTTAGTAACTGAAGCAGGATCAAAGTAGAAATTGTTAGCTAATCTCAAACCAGTTAAGTAGTTACGGAACAAACTAACTGACATGAAGAAAGTTAAGTCGTCTCTGTCTGCAACATCAGCACTAGAAGTAGCAATCATAGTGTCCATAGTGGTCAAGATGTTTGCAGCTGAACTAGAAGCAGCGTTAATCAATACAGGAACAACACCAGCAGTAGAGCTAGAGATGATAGTAGCCAAACCGTTTATAGCACAAGTTCCACCGTAAGTAGAAGCAGAACCAGATACTTGCTGCCATAAGAAATAATCGTTGGCTTTCTGGAATTGGTTAACTAACAACTCAGAGTATTGAGTAGCTAATGCGAAAGTTTCGTTGTATGAACCTGGAGCCAAAGCAGAGATACCTAAGTATTTCTTGTCTAAGTCTTTCAAGCACAATGCATCGAATGAAGTACGAGGACAAACCTCGATTGTACGTTGAGTGAAAGTAGCTGAACCTGATGCAGTAGATACACAAGTACCGTTTTGCATATACAAGCTAACTTCGAATAGGTTAATTGGCTCTTGGTATTTAACACCTTCTTGAATAGTGATGTATTCCATTGTTGAACCAGCATAAACCATCTTGATGATTAACTCACCAGCGATCTGGTTGTTAAAATCTGATAGAGCGGATACGTTTAATGACATAGTTTTATTTGTTTAATTGTTGTGAGTAAATATTATTTTTTGTTTTTAAGCAATTCTTTCATTACATTCATTTGTTTTGCTTGTAATGATTCGGTAGTAAATGTTTCTTTTTCAGAAGACATTTTGGTTTTTTCGGTAGCAGGAGACTTCATAAATTCTTCCATTTTAGTCTTCATTGCCTTCATTTCTTCTTTGATACCAGCGATTTCAGAAGCAATAGATTCGTCGATAGCCATTTTAACTTTTTTCATCATTTCAGCTTCTACTTCTGCTTCAGTTTTTACTGGACCAGTTAATGTAGAAACAGGAACGTTAGTTTCAGTCACGGCGTTTTGAGGAGTAGTACCTTCAACTTGAGAAATTGATTCTTTAGCAGCAAAGGCAGCTTCAACAGCAGCTACTTCTTTATCTTCAACAGCACCTAATCCGTCTTCAGCAGCCATTTCTTCTTCAGATTTACCTTCAGGAGAAACGATTTCAACTACTGATGAACCTTCTGTTTTAATCATTGTACCATCTTCTAATTTGTGGTATCCATCTGGAGCTAAGGATTCTTGTCCTTCTTTGGTAACAACTTTTACCTCGTCTCCAACCTTTAATGTGTCACCAGGAAATACAATTTTGAAAGCTTTGTTTTCGTCAAATACTTCACCAAATTTTTCTGTGGTAGCTACAGGGGTATGATCAACAAGATTAAAATGCTGTTTAACCAACTCTTTTAATTGTTCTCTGTTCATAATTGTTTAATTTGATTATAAATATGGGGTTAATTTGTTTAAATTTATTTTTTAGCCTGACCATAACATATGGCGGCTGCTTGTCTAACAGGATATTCTTTACGTAGTTTAGCAATACATTTTGCTATGAACTCATCCTTTGGTTCACTTTTTCTTACTGGTATCGGCATTGTCTTTATTTTTAAACCAATCGTATATTCTCATTATATTAAGCACTAAAGCAGTTGTTAACACAAGAGCGGTGATTAGTGGGGTAAATTTCATTATAAACGCTAATACACCGCCTATAGTGGTAGTATTAGCAACTGTATCCATAATTGTAGTATCTTGTTGCATTATTTTTTAGTAAGTACGTTGTTATAAAAATATCCTTCAACTGAAAAACCTTTAACTTTACCTGTTTTAACATATTCGTTCCAAACACGTCCGTTATTAATCTTGTATATGCCAAACCATTGTCCTGCAATAGGTGAAAAACCATATAATGTTGATTTATCTTTTTCAGGATCTTTAACTAACCAAGTTTCTACTAAAAATGCATCTTTAACTTTTTGTGCACCATCGTGTTCAATATTTACAGAATCAATTAGTTTATCTTGCATCATTTTGTATGCAATTTTTTCAATTGTTTCTTTAGTAAAAAATACTTGGTATTCTTCTCCTGTATCCTCATCTTTACGAGGAATTAGTTTACCTGGAGTCATTAAAGGACCTATTAGCATTTGTTTTTCCTTTAATTCAGAAAAATAATCTTTTTTACGTCCGCCAGAAGATGCTTCATTTACATAATTAGGTAAAGCATTAACATCAATGTTAAATGCCTCAGGAGCATATGCTACAATTGTTTGTAAATGTCCGTCCATATAAGACACATCGTGTGTCATACCTGTAATTTCATCAATTTCAGAAATTAAATCTTTAAAATCAGAAATTAATAATGATGCTAATTCAACGTCCTCAGGTGTTGCAATACCTTCCTCAATCACATCCTCTTCTAAATCAAAAATATTATCTGCAATTTGTGCTGCTGAACGAACCATACCTTTAGTATCCTCATCCATTTCCATTGATACTAAATGTTCAAATGTTGCTTTAGCACCTGGACACATATAAAAATATTCAGTTGGATAACCAAATACATTTATGTTTAATGAATCTTTAATTAGTTCCTCTAATAATTCCTCACTAAATCTTTCTTCAGGAACACAATTAGGGACTTTACGTCCATTTTTTGTTTTTAAACCAATTGCTTTATATCCTGCTTGACAAGCATCCTCTAAACCTTCAAAGGTTTGTGGTGGTGCATTATCAGGTTGTTGTGG